TGGATTTCCAAAAAATCTAGATGATAATGATTCCAATTTATCTTTATTTTCACCGTAAACCTCAGATGCTACAAGTTTTTTAAACCAAGATTTTACTATATCTGGATTTTCTTTTGGAAATACCATGCGGATATAACTTTTTACTTTTGCAATACATCTACTAGCATCTATCAATACAATATAGCTAAATGGACTAACTGCAGATGAAGTTATCGATTCATTTATTTTTTTGTTTTTCATTTTTGTTTCTCAAGGCATTAGTGTTATTTTCAAACCGTTTTGGATAAGATATAGACTAATGCTAGTTTTTTTGTTAAAAAAATGTAATTTTCCAGATATTGGTTTCTTGTATTGATAACCCATAGATTTCAATGCATTTATTATTTCATTTTCTTTGTATGCACTCGCATCAATAACGTTATCTGGTAATATAGTTATGTTACCTAACTTAACTTTTAATTCTTCAAATATAGCATCAAATCCAGTTCCCTCTGAAACTTCCATTCTTTCCAATATATTTTTAACTATAATATTGGATATTTTTTCTACCAAAATATTTGTAGTATTTTTTTTCATGTTTTTATCCATTGGTATATCTAATAAATATCAAAAAGTATGAACTTTAACGAGAAAAATTTTAACTACACGGAAACCTTCTTTGTTTTTGAGAAGAGCACAATTTCTATATCTCTCCCATTCTATCGGATATTTTTTATCCAAAATACCGTTATTAAGATTCATAATCAGTTCATTGAGCGCATTTATAGTGTATATCGTATTTGTTTCCCTCTTTTGATGAACCATTATAGAATTTGGTAAAAATTTCTTATACGAATCCATTATTATGTTGTATGATAATATAGCATCTTCACGGGTTTCAAACGATTTAAAATGAAATATTTTATTATTTAGTATTGAAAAATTTCTAGTTATATCATCGATAGTTTCTTCAACTTGATGTTTACGAGTAAATGTGCATACTAATTGTGTTTTCAATAATTTTCTCTCTTTTTTTATGAATATTTACTTCATATAAATATGTTTTTAATTCTGAATAATGCTACCAAAAGTATCACCTTTGTAAATTTTTACTGACATATTATCAGTCTCAAATGCACTATGAAGAATGTCTATCAATTCAGTTTCATCGGGATGAATATCAAATATAAAGGCATCGTATAAATACATCATAAATACGGATTGTCTATCCTTCAAATGTGGTAAAATAGTTTTTATTTTACGAACATTGTATTCTGTTTCTAATGATTGCAATACATAGTTGAATACTTTATTTGGTGTTGCGTCCTGTATATCACGAAATAGTTTTTCATAAAACCAAGATTTAACCATACCTTCCGATTGGTATTGTTGATACATGGTATCAATCATTGCTTGAACAGTTTGAAAAAACGGATGATTCATAAACTCAGGAGTTATTGTGCCATAGATGTTTTGAAATACCTTACCTTTGAATTGATCATAATCCATATCAATTCCTAATTCATTCCGTATTTGTTCGTATGGATGATAGTCGAATTGATAATCTAATATCTTTGCCAACAACTTTATATGAAACGCATCGTAATCAAACTGAACAATCTTACCACCTTCAAATCTTGAACGAATTTTATCACGAGTTCCGTCTTTCTTATTCATAGCAGAAAAGTTAAATCCACCCCAAGCATTACTTGGTCTGCCAGTTGCAGTATACCACATATAGTTTTGTTTTTTTATTTCATCACCAACAAGAATATGATTTTTTTCTATCTCATGGAATACTTCTATGAAATCGTTACAATAGTTTACACATTTTTCTTTTTTGAACTCGAATGGTTTTAATCTCAATACATATTTTGAAATACCTCTTGCCCATTCCAATTGATTTGTCAATGGAATGACATGACCTAAATCTTCTATCTTGTAAAACTTGTTAGCAAGATATTCCATACCTTTTGGATAAAATTCTTGTGGATTGATGGGTGTTGTTGCATAATAATGTAGGTATGAATTTACATCAAAACCATCATTAAAATCATTATTCATCAATACTTTTTTATTGAACACAAGAGATTTCGGATGTAGTTTTATTTCTTGTAGGGTTATATCTGTATCAATTTCATCTGGATGCGTAAAATTGATATATTGTTCTTCATCATTACCAAATGACAAATAAAGTCCTACAATAGCAACTTCTGATTGATGTTTGTTGGCATTACTTGTGATTGGCACACAAATACATGGTTTGTCTTGGAAATTTACTTTTTTATTTGTAACCATCATATTTTGAAAATTCTCTATAATTAGTCAATGTCTTTGCTAATATAGGGAATTTTTTTGAATTTCGCAAAACAATTCTTCTGTTAGTATCTACTACACCGGCTTCAATTAATATATTATTATTATCATATACATCAAATTCAATACCGGTAATCTTCCAATTTATTTGCAATAAACCATAAATAAATTGATTCACACCCTTTCCCTGTGTTTCATATGTTTTTACTTGTTTTTCATCTATTTCAAAAAATACTCTGTTCGGTTCATTTCTTTTATAGACAAAATATCGTTTCATTATACCATCTTTTAGTTCATCGCCAGTTGGTTGTCTACGGACTGCAATTGGTGGTGTATAATTAAAATAGTCAGTATTTATGCCACTAACCTTTGTTTTTCCCGATGGTAAAACTACATAGTGTTTCAAATCAAGATATTTTAAATAACTGGATTCTTTATCAATGTATTCTGTTAGTTTTTTAGATCTAAAAGGATCCCATTCTTTTTCTGTAAAAACTTCTCCAGTTGTATACCTATGGTAAAATCCTGTATATTCTTTCCAATCATCCAAATACATCCATTCCTTACCTTTTGTATAAAGGTCTTTGATTATTTGATTATCTGGATAATATATTTTTTTACGAAATGCCATTTTATACCAAATTACGAGCTAGCAGTTCCGACTGGAGAATTTGCATCCAATCTACAAACAGTATGTAAAGTTGTCTCCCAGATATGAGGAGTTATTTTGTGATCTATTTTGGTTATTGCAAAAACCATTTCAGCATCAACATATTCTTTTGGCAATAAATTAGTTTTTATTATATTACCAAAACTAAATCCGGAAATACCATCTATTGTTATACTCAATTCAACGGGATATATCACTTTGGTCAACCAGTGGGGTTTTTTACCCGATTCAATAGCGGAAACTTTTTTCAATCTCGATTGTAAACCTCTGTATGTTTCCGACCATTTTTCATTAAAACCATTGGATGCAAATGCTGCTAAATGTGCATCCATTTCATCTTGTGTTTTTTTAGGTTCTTCTGGTTTTTTATTTTGTGAAACCGGAGTATCGTTATTTGCATTTCTACTTCCTCTCGCCTTAGTAAATGCAGCTGCTGCCAATGGTCCAGGTGGTTTTGATGATATATTTATGTTTTTTATTAATGGTTTAAATATATTGCCTTCAAAAGGAAAAGGAGTTACGGAATCAGAATGCACGGATGATATATTAGTATCTTCTATTGAAAGAATAGCTATTTCAAGATTATTATATTTACTCCGACCTTTCATTGTATCTGGATTATCACATAATACAGCAGAAAATTGGTACATATCTCCAGATGCAACATTTATTCGTTTTAACACATCTTCAACAAATTTTGTTATATTTCTATAAGAAATGTTTGCAGCATTTTCTTGTATAAAATTTCTATATGTATCTTTTATGTAATTAACCGAAATGAGTATTCCACCAATATTTATCAGCTCTGAATCTCTAGCACCGTTTTTAGTTATATTTACATCAAATTTATTTTTCCCATTCCACAGTTTTGCTGGATTGAAACCAAACGAGTTTGCAGTCCAAGCACCTGGTTTTACGCCACCATATGAACCCATTTGTTCACTTGGAAAAATAACATCTTGTGGATATGATGATTTTATGTTTGGTAGATGTTGTGTTGTGTTTCCATCAACTTGTAATTGAAATATTGATCCCAAACCGGGTGCACCACCTTTTTCAAACTGATCAATTAATGTATTGGTTGCCTGTACAAATCTTGTTACACTAGTATACCAAAATGTTTGAATATTTGCTCCACCAGAGTTTTCATCTGCATATGGCCAACCAATACAAAGATAGTCTAAAATGTTATTTTTAGTTAATTCTTTGGCTACATAAGCGGTTTGTCCTGCTACAGACATCACAAAGTCTTTTGGGTTATTTTTGTTACTACCAGTTATTGCCGCCAAATCAGAATCTATTATACTTGCAATATTTATTCCAGCGATAGCAGCACCAGCACCATCGGTAGATTTTGAATTTGGATCTGTTTCCGCTTTTGTTTGATCTCCGGAAATACCAATTGATATGGATGCAGCAGATACTATTGAAACTTCAGCATTCATAGATAAGTCAATATTATATGACCAGTTGAAGTTATTTATTATTCCGGTAAATGCTTGGTTATTTCGGAGTCCTCCTACTGACCATCCCCATGATAGTTGCACTTCTTTTCCTGGAACAAAAAATAAATTTGAAACCTTTTGCATATTAAATGAATTTGTATTTTGTTTAGGCCAATATGTAAAATTAAACTTACCACGAAGCAAAGATCCAACAGTTCCATCGTTTGTAATATCTATCGATTGTAGTAATGGATAAGCCGGAACATTTCTTGTAGAATCATAAAGTGTTAGATTACCACTTTTATCAGTCATTGCCCTTGGTCCGTCAAATCCTAAAGCCATACCGTTTTTTCCACCTGCCTTTACATGACCATATGCGGTTTTTCTATAACTCCATTCTAATACTGCATCATTTACGCCAGACCGTACTGTTGCACCAACATATTTTGCACGAGCTGCCAGTTCGTCTTTAACACCCTTATCAACTTGATTGTAGAATGGATTGTAATATTCTCCAGCAGCACCACCTTTTGCTTTACTAAAATTAGGCATAGTTATCTTTCACTTTCGTTGTAAATATCCAATAAAGTATAAATTCCCGAATTTTCAGTATAGAACGGTATTTTTATTATCAATCCCGCAGGAACATCCATACTGCCCTTTCCTAAATTATTAACTTTAGCAATAACAAACCACAAGTGCTCATCTCCATAATATTCTCTAGCAAGAATATCTAATCGGTCTCCTTCTTGTGATAATATCTGTGTATATTCAACATTTTCAAATGTTGGATAAAAAATTGTAGATAACCTACGAACATATTTTATAGTATTATCAGATTCTATTTTTTTGGAATTTGATATTATTTTTGTATTTCCATATCTTTCGGACATATTGTTTCCTATAACAATGAAGTTTGTTTACAATAAATATCTATGATAAAAATATAATCTTAATTTGTACCAAATCCCTGTAATTCACTTGCAGTTCTAAAAGAACCCTGCATTCCAGCGTTACCTCTATTGCCTCCAGCTATTTTGCCGCCACCAATACTTGATGTTCCTGTACCTGATTTTTTACCTCGTTTTGTTCCGGTGCTCTTCCTTTGACCACTATTTCCGTCTCTATTGTTCGTGTCACTATTACCACCCCCCTTTCTATTAGATGTGTTGTTACCACTACCGCCTCCACCGTTTCCTCCATTATCTACACCACCACCTGCTCCACCGCCGGTATCTCCAGTTCCACCGTTATCAATAGCGCCTTCGGTTCCTCCACCTCCACCACTACCGCCACCGCTACCACCGCTACCACCGCCGGTATCTGCACCTTCTCCTGTTCTACTTCCATCATTGTTTCCGTCTTCACCATTTCCCCTGTTTAAATTTTCATTTATTCTATTTTTAGATTTATTGTTATCATCATCAACATTACCGCTAGGATCATAAGTTGTATCAAATGTCTTCAAGAAATTTACCTTAGACTTATCGGTTGGTTCCAATCCAGTTTCAATATCATTACCTGTATCGTCATATAATTGATACATTGTTCCACCCCATTCTGGTCTGTAAACACCAACTGGAGTATAACCAACACTAACTGTTATATGTTTTGGAAGTTGTAAAGCTCCGGGAGTAGAATAATTATCAGGTTTATCTTTAATTCTAGCACGTGATATATTTGCCCAATCCTCCGGCATATGTGCAATTTCCCAATTTGTTTGTGTATTATCGAATGTATATGATAAAGAATTTATGAATCCTGGCAACTTTCTATACAAATGGCCTATGTTCAATCTAATCACAGGTCCTTTCATCAAACCAGCTTTTGTATATTCTGGAGTAGTCCATGATGCCAAAAAGTTCAGTTTTCTCCACGATGCCTTCAATTCATCTCTGGATCCAATGTGTATAGTGAAATCAAATGTTATACCTCGTTCATACCCATCATAAACATACAATGGATCTCCTCTGCCCATATATTTTATAGGATTCCATTTTGGATTATGGTTATCGCTAATATTTCCAAATGTTGCACGGAATGGAATCATTTCCGTACTATTTCCCTCACCCGCTTTTAAATTCAATCCTGTGAAATAAAATTCTATCAAATCTTTTGCACCTGCAATAGATTTATTTCCATATTTTCCAGTTTCATAAACCAAATCAGTTGTTATTGATTTATTAGATGATTTGTAATCTAATATTGCAATTCTATCTCCTCTAAATGTTCTCTCCTTTTTTATCTGTGGAATAGATGCTCCTGTATTTGGATCCTTTGCATATACAACATTTGAGCTGGCAACTCTTTCTCTGTCTGTATTTCTATCACCCTGTTTTCCAAATCCGTGATATGTTTCAAGATTTCTATTTTTAAAATAACCGTCTGCAGCATTTGGATCATTTACAAATGCATTTGGGGTATAACCGTCTGCTATCATTCTATCGTATAAATCAAATCTGAAATCGTTGAGATCACTTGATATACTATTTTGATATATTGTGGATGTGAGTCTAGTATTGTTCTTTCTTCGTATTAAATTACTATATGTTGCAGTTAAATATAGCTTTAATGCATCACCATTATCCCAATCCTCTTGTCTTCCAGCTTCGATTCCATCCAAATTAAAAGTCCCAGCATTATATGCATTCACTGCTCGCACATTTGAATTTATGGATTTTCTTGTTGGTTTGTACGGATTAATACCACGTAGTCTTGCCAATGTTTCATTTGGCATTGATGACGATATACTTGTTATTGGTTTAGTTCCATTAGAATCTAATGGTCCATCTTCAAATATTGCAGATATTCCTCTAATATCACCAAAAATTCTTCTATCAGTTTTTGAATAATTATCTAGCAATACATCTACATATTTATTTGGTTTATCTCCTGTTCTATCATAATGGTTGTAAAATTGAGTTCTTCTAGCACTATCAGGATAAGCAGGGTTCTTATTTGCTGCAACCATTGCTGAACCAAGATATGATAAAGTTCCACCTGCACCATACGAGTTTGATCCAGTTGCAGGTGTTGTAAATGTTGCATCAGCAAAGCCACTTGGTAAATTTGCGTCTGTGCTATAATATGTCAGATAAGGATGTCTTGCTCTTCTTATTTTTGTTCCGCCAATTCCAAGTGGTGCATTTGGTCCACCAAAGTTGGTTGATATTCTATGAATTTTGGAATGTCCCAAATATTCAGAAGTTTGAGTTCTTTCCGGATAAAGTGATCTAAAAGAATTTGGCAACAATTCTTTCATTAAACCAATCAATCTGCTATAATTAGTTTGTTGTCCATCACTCTTTGGTGTTTCTAATGTTTTAAAATAATTAACAACCGTATCATTTGGTGGACTTGATAGTTCACGATTTATAGTTGATATTTCATATTTGTTCAAAGATGCAGGATCTATTGCACCTAATATACTATGTCTTGGGATGTGTAAACCTATTGGTGATCCTGCAACATTTGCAATTAATGCAAGTGGATTGTATATTTGAGTTGGTGACATCCCAAATGTTGTGAAAAAATCTGTAACCGAACCTATGCCCCCACGTGGATTATAGTCTACATTTGGATTCATTAATTGTAAACCAACTTGTTTAGCAAGAAATAACAAACCTTTTGCAGATAATAAGAATTTTCCAATACGAAATACATCTTGAACTATTCTTTCTGCAGCGGTTACTGCACCTCCTCTCACAAGACCTTCATCAAATCCTATGCCGAATCCCCACCTTTGTCCTATATCACGTAACACATATGGTTGATCAAATCCAAAATCTTTATTGTAAGAATCGTCTCTTAAATTATATTTTGTATATTGTTGATCCAAGGGTGATGGTGAATTTTTAGTTATTGCCCATTTTGCTAAATAACCTTTGCTTTCCGTAACATCTTTCATTGTTCTGGCATATGGTTTGCCATAATAGCTAGATTCTGCCTTTATTTTAGATTCAGGAACTTGATTGGTTAATGATGCAAAAACAGTTGTATTTCCGGAAGACCATAATTTTTTACCCAACCCATTTGGTGAATATTCTTCTCTTTGTTTTAAGAAAAGTCCACCGGAACTTCTTATTGTTTGTATTGCATTTCTTTGTATAGAATCAAAATCATACATCAAATCTGGATCTATTATTGGGTATAATGTTCCATCGTATGTGGTCATATTTACCATAAATCCAGCTTTCTTTTCTGGTTTAAAACCAAAAAAGTTAGTTAATGGTATTCCATTTACTTTTGATTTATTAGGTCCATTTTCAGTTGAATAAAAAGAAAATTCTGATTTTAAGTAATATTCATTTTTATCTATGAAAAATTTTCTAAATCCAGGTCTAGTTTTAGCAGTGGTTAAATTACCCAAATTTGTTATAGTAACTGGATTCATTGGGGTATTTGGTTTTACTAATACACCAAAATAACCAACTTCCGGAGCATTTTGACGATCACCTCTCCAACCAAAAAGTGTTGTATCTTTTTTATATTGAGATTGTAATAATCTTGTAAATGTAAAAAACCCATCGGCATTAAAATTTGAAAAATAATCAACGTTTGGTGCATTTTGTCTAAATCCATCCCAATCAAATCTAGATGAATCTATTACATACTTTGAGTCATATAACTGAGCAAATGTATGGAATCCATCTGTTGTGTATCTAAATGTAGAATCGAAATAATTTACAACAGGTGCATTTTGTCTAAACCCATCCCAATCAAATCCAGATGATTCGGGTATGTACTTTGAATCCAACAATTGTGCAAAAGTATGAAACCCATCTTTTGTATTTTTCTTTGTCAAATCAAAATAATCTATTGCAGGTGCTTGATTACGAACACCATCCCAATCAAATCCAGATGATTCTTTTACATACTCACTTACTAATGGTATTGCAAATTTTGTAAAGCCAGATGCGTTTCCATTTGGGAAATAGTCTACAAAATTTTCTAATGATGTTCTTGGTGATCCATCCCAATCAAAACGAGATGATTCTTTTACATACTCACTTACTAATGGTATTGCAAATTTTGTAAAGCCAGATGCATTTGTATTTGGAAAGTAATCTATAAAATTTTCTAATGATGTTCTTGGTGATCCATCCCAATCAAAACGAGATGATTCCTTTACATATTCAGTCACCAATGGCAATGCAAATTTAGTAAATCCAGATGCATTTGTATTTGGAAAGTAATCTATAAAATTTTCTAATGATGTTCTTGGTGATCCATCCCAATCAAAACGAGATGATTCAGGAACATATTTGGTATCATATAACTGAGCAAATGTGTGGAATCCTGCAGTAGTTTTTTTAGTAGCAGTTAAATCAAAATAGTCTACAAATGGAGCAGATGATCTTGCACCATCCCAATCGAATTGGGAAGATTCTGGAACATATTTAGTATCGTACAATTGAGCAAATGTGTGGAATCCAGTGGTTGTGTTTTTCTTTGTCAAATCAAAATAATCTATTGCAGGTGCTGATTGTCTATTTCCATCCCAATCGAATCCTGATGATTCTGGAATATATTTGGTATCGTACAATTGAGCAAATGTGTGGAATCCTGCAGTAGTAAATTTTGATATTAAATCGAAATAATTAACATTAGGTGCACTCTGTCTAAATCCATCCCAATCGAATCCTGATGATTCTGGAATATATTTCGTTTCCAGAAATGGAGCAAATGTATGAAAACCATCGGTTGTATTCTTTTTTGTTAAGTCAAAATAATTAACAGCGGGAGCACCACTTCTTACACCATCCCAGTCATATATTGACGATTCCGGAATATATTTTGTATCTTGATGTATTGCGAATGTATGGAAACCAGCAGTTGTATTTTTCTTTGTCAAATCAAAATAATCTATTGCAGGTGCTTGATTACGAACACCATCCCAATCAAATTGAGAAGCATCTGGAATATATTTCGTTTCCAGAAATGGAGCAAAAGTTTGAAAACCCGCAGTTGTATGTTGAGCGTTTAAATCAAAATAGTTTATAGCAGGAGCATCATTTCTAAAACCGTCCCAATCGAATCCTGATGATTCTGGAATATATTTCGTTTCGAGAAATGGAGCAAATTTATGAAATCCAGCGGTTGTATATTTAGATGATAAATCAAAATAATTTATTTCTGGAGCAAGTTCTCTAGATCCATCCCAATCAAATCTGGATGAATCTGTAATATATTTTGTTTCCAAAAATGGAGCAAATGTATGAAACCCCGCAGTTGTATTTGTACTGGTTAAATCAAAATAATTTACGAAAGGTGCTGCGTCACGAGTACCATCCCAATCAAATCCAGATGATTCTGGAATATATTTGGTATCATATAACTGAGCAAATGTATGAAACCCCTCTGTTGAAAATTTTGATATTAAGTCAAAATAATTTACAAAAGGTGCAGATTGTCTTTTTCCATCCCAATCAAATTCAGATGATTCCGGTACGTACTTTGTGTCTAATAATTGTGCAAATTTATGAAATCCTGCCTTTGTATATGTTTTAGTTATATCAAAATAATTAACAACAGGTGCAGATTGTCTTTTACCATCCCAATTAAATTCAGAAGAATCCGTGTTATATTTTGTATCGTATAAACTTACAAGTCTGTTAAATCCAGATTTAGTGTATGTTTTCTTAACATCAAAAAAATCAACTTCGGGAGATGCATTTTTTTTACCAACCCAACCAAATGCAGATACATCCATTTTGTAATCGGTATCAATATGTCTTGTGAATGACTTGAATCCCTCTTTTGTAAATCTATTTTGTATATCAAAAAAATCTGTTTCTGGAATTTTAGCAAATCCATATTCAGATGAATTTAAAACATATGCAGTTTTAAATTTTTCTGCAAATATATTAAATCCACTAGCATTTGTATCGCTGATAAAATTAACGGATGGTATAGATTTACCCTTCCAAACATAGTCCGAGTTTTGTTGGTATTCTGAATTTCCTTGTTGTACTTTAGCAGTAAATCCGGATGCATTGTTATTTTTAAAGAAATTTACTTCCTGTGTTCCAACAACACTATAATTCGATTTACCGGCATCCTCATTTCTTCCCGATGGATTTGTTTTACTGATTCTATCTAAATTCAAATCACTATTATCGTTTATTTGATTTGATAATAAATCATATCTTACGGTATCTACTATTTGTTCAGGTGTTAGTTTTGCCAATATAGAATTAGTATCGTATTTGGAAATTTTACCATCTATGTTAAACTTTGAATTATCATTTAATTGAACCGATGACAAATCCATTTTAATTGGAACTATTCCTGGATCAGTAATTAATCCAGATAAAATACTTTCCGTATTTATATCAGGAGATTGATCATCTCTTTCAAAAAATAATTCAGAACGTTGTAGTGCTATATTAGGATTTACAACATTATTCAATGGTGAAAATAATTCTTTATTTATTATCACCGATTGTTCGGAAATATTATTGAAAAGTTCAGGAGCAGTTGATGTATCTATATCTGGTATAGATATATTTCCAGTTGGAAGAACAATCCCTTTAGATTTTATTTCAATTGATTGCGATTTTCTATCTATAAATTGTTCAGTTTTTTCAATTTTAATATCAGGATTGATTATATTATTATCGTATTCAATATTTTGATTTATTTTTGGAGATGTTTGAGATCTATCTATTGATTGTTCGGGCACATTTGGATCGATTTCAGAAGAAAATTGCGTTTCTGAACTTGCAAATCTTTTTATTTCAATATCAGATTTATTTAGTCTAGATACAAATTGCTCTTTCCGCAATTTTGATATTTCAGACATAATATCTTCTTCATAAACATCTATGATGTTCGATGATTCAAACTGATTATTTACTGGAGAAAGTTTTGATACACTATTTATCAAACCACTTTGAGATACTTTTTTTTGTATATCATCAAGTTTTGTCTGTCCTAATTTTTTTTCTAGTGCAGTATATTTCGTTGCAGGTTTTTTAATATCATCAAGTTTTGTCTTGTTCAATAGATTTTGTATAGGAGTAGTTTTCCACTCGCCAATAGTTGGTCTTAATTTTGATAATTTATCCGTAATTGGTTGTAATGTTGCAAAATTATTAGCACTTGTTGTTTTTGAAGCTTCTGGAGTATTCTTATCTTCTTTTGCAACAGTTTCACGAAATTTTGATAAATCTGATTTTAAATCTACTAATGACATTGTTTATTCCAATTATTTCCTATAAATATGTGATAAGACATATTATAGTATTTTATTTCTGAATCATCCTTCCGTATGAATTATCAACAGCAACATTATATGCCTTTTTGAAATCTAATTGTGATTTTATTTCCTCTACCGTCTTTTCACCAATCTTTATTACAGTTGGTTTATTAGTAGCATCCGATATTACTGAAATCAATGTGTCAAGTTTTTTCTCAACGTTTGCCATTGATAACATTGGAGATTGATTCTGTGAACCCTGTCCAATCGGCGATGCGAATTGTGGTGTTCCAATAGCATTGGCAGTTGTTGGTGATACAGAAATAGGATTTGCAGTTTGTGAACCCGTACTCTCTTTACTACCACCACCAAACAATGATGTTATACCACCTACCAACGAACCAACTGCATTTGAAATTTTTGAACCCACACCACCGCCGGAAACTTTCTCCATGACTTCTGAAAGTTTTTCAACATTCATATTGTTAATTGTATCTGCAAGTATCTTCAATGAATTTGATACTTCCAACAAACTCTTTGATATTGATGACATTTTCGATGGTTCTAATGATGTCATCAATTTTTGTATCTGTGCGATTGGACCTTCACCACCCATTAGTTTACCAAATCCTTCTGCCAGTGCACTACCACCTATACTTTTTACAAGTCCACTTAATCCGTCACCGAATTGTTCTAATTTACTACCATCTATTTTTCCAAGATTATCAGCCATTCCTTTCATAGCAGTTCCAATTCCAACTATACCAGCAACAACAATTCCTATTGTTTTGGGATCAACACTTGATATTATCTTCATCAGTTGATCTATTGGACTATCACCGCCAACCAAACTACCAAGTGCGTCCAATCCAGCACCAATACCACTTCCTGCACCAAAACTAAAAATTGCATCACCCAACTTCAGCAATCCATCTGCAACTTTGCCTATGGTCACAGGATCTAATTTAGTTAATGACATCAATTTATCAATAACAGTTACTATACCGCCTGCTATAGCATTTATTACTTTTACTATATTATCGCCAACACTATTTATTACTCCAGATATACCATCAAATACTGCCTTTATTATCGGAGCAATTTCTTTTATTGCAGTGATAAATACATTTTGAAGTACATCTGCAACTTTTATCAATACAGGCATAAAAGCAATTAAAACTTTACCAACAGTTTCTATTACTTTTTGTATAATTGGTCCTGCTATTTCAAGTGCTTTTACTAAAACGTTACCAATTATTTCTGCAAACTTCATCAACACTGGAGCGATTGCCCTTATTGCCGGAGCAGCCATGTATAATGCTGCACCTAATGCAAGAAAGAAAATACTGACTGCAAGAACAACCGGTCCAATAGGTGTCATTGTTCCCAATGATTGCCCTAATCCTTCCAATCCTTTACCAAGTCCTTTTAGTATTGCCTCGAATGCTCCACCTATACCCTTTCCAATAGATTTTATTGCACTACCCAATCCCTTCCCAAAATCTGCAATCTTTTTACCAACAGATGATGCCTTGCCTGCCATCTTATCAGTTTTTTCTAATTTTGCATTTTGTTTATCAAGTAAAGCATCTGATTTATCTGCACCACCTCCACCTAGTTTACCCAATGCCTTTCCGGCAAAACCACCCATTTTACCACCGACTTTACTTAATGATCCACCTATATTTGATAAAATAGATTTACCAACATCTATTGCCTTTTCTTTCATCATGTTCAGACCGGCGCCTATCAATGATTTTGCAGCAAATGCACCTCCTATCAGTCCAACTGCCTTCAATACACTACCGAAACCGGCTTCTGTTTTTCCAACTGCACCTGTAACATTTTCAACACCGGTTGTCACTTTCCCAACTCCATCCGATACTTTACCTACACTATCTGTTACTTGTTGTGTAGTGTCTTCAACTCCACCGAATAAAGATAGTATTGATGTAACAGGTCCTAATATACTACCCAATATACTAAACATGGTTTTTACAATAGGAATTATACCTCTTATTATTCCAGATATTGAATTTACTATTGTATCGAAATCTCCACCAGCTTCTGCAGCATCCAACATACCATGAACCATTTCAAGAATTGGTGTTAATAGTTTTGAAAGTTTTTCTTGAACTTTTGTAAGTATGTCTGCCATTCTTTTCTTTATTTCAGCAGACTCTTTCTCTTTTGCCAGTTGCTGCACATAATTTTTATACTGTTCACTTCCACCTTTTGCCAATTCTGCATTTAATTGAGCCGAGTTCATTGCCTGCAAAGATGTCATTTTTTCTTGACTTATACCTAAATCTTTTAATTTTTGGGCATTCGTAAGCATCTCTGTCATTTCTTCAACAGACATACCCATTGCCTCTGCCATTGACTTTTGAGCAAGTCTGTTCATTTTGGTAAAATCTTCGAGTGAACCGGCTTGATTTAATAATTCATCTTGCAATCCAGCAATATCACCCTCTAATGCATACTGTCTTGCTAAATCAAGATTTATATTTTTTCCAGATAAAACTCTGGCTTCCATTTCCTTCGTTAAGGATGATTCAATGTCCATTAAACCATCACCAATGTCCTGAACTTTTTTTAGATCATGTCCGAGTGCCTGTGCCTTCTGAGCAGCTTTTATCAATTCTTGGGTTCCACCTTTAAAAGCAACTGTAACACTTGGTGGTATTTTTGCAAGAACTTTCAACGAGTCTTTTGCAGTCATTATACCTTTTCCAAGAGTAGTCGCCTCTTTGGTCAATTGACCCATACTTTTACCGGTCATAGCAGAAATGGATTGTATATTTTTTATTTCATCCCCACTCAAACCAAATTTTTCACTAAGCACAGTTACATCTTTTACTAACTGTTGTGCTTGTTTATTTCCACTGGCAAGTTGTCCTGCAATATCAATTCCACCCATTATCTCGGATGTTGTTTTTATACCCTTAACAACTTCTTTTGAATTTATACCAACTAATTTCATTTGACCTGCTATATCAACGCTAGCATCCCTAAGTGCAAATGCTTCTTTTCTACCTATTCCAAATTCTTGACCTATTTCAGCTGCCTCCTCATCTACCTTACCAATGGCACCTACTAAAAAATTAATAGCAGAAAGTAACAAACCAATCCCAAGTGCAGCCAAAAATTTAGGTGCAAGTGAAATCATACTTTTTAATCCACCCAATCCTTGTGAGAACGCATCTTTAAAATTACCGTTTAATCCAGACTTGACTGCCTCTGCAAATTTTTTCTTCATTTCATTTGCAGTTTTATCTATACCCATCATCTTATTTATTTTATCTCCGGCAGGAAATTTGTTTATCAAACTACCTGCACCAATCCCCATACTAGCTATCGAACCTGATATTAAATCAATAGTATCTGATTGTTTCTGCAGAGCATCGTTTTCGCTCTGTATATCCTTAAATCGACCTTTTATCAAATCCAATGATTTTTTTGCCTGATTATATTGATCCTTGGTCATGTTACCACGTTCTTGTTCTAAACTCGCTTCCCTTACTTTTATATCAAGAGCCATATCAGATAAATCTAATGCCTTAAATGCTCCGTCTTTTCCTCTTTCTTTTGCCATTTGCAATTTATTTTCTGTGCTTAATAAGTCTTCCGCAAGAGAACCAGCTTGTGTTTGTGCATTTACGTATCTTGATTGTTGGAGTAAAGTTCCCTCTGCCTCTAATTTCTGAGATTGCAATGAATCGGTTATTGTCTGATATGCAAGACCCTGTGTTTTTATGTAATCTAATGTTTTTGCACTATCCCCATTGATTGCTTGTATAAGTGCAGATGATGCAGAATGGTCTCTATTTATATTACCAACTGATCTACTAATGTCCTTAACAGTTGAAGAAAGTTTACCACTTAAATCATTTTGGTCACTAATATATCCAGTGGTTGAATTGTGTAATTTATTCGTTTCTTGTAATCTTACATAAGACTCTTTATCTATCTTTTCAATTTTTTTTCGTATTTCTTCTTCTTTTTCGATACTATCTGTGCGTAACGCTTCGAGCTTAATAAGCTTTTCGGTATCAACCACTTCACTACTGATTTGATCGGAAATTTTTTCTTTTAATTTTAAAATTTCTTTTTCAATACCAAGTCGTTCTTCTGTTAAATCATTTAATTTCGATTCTAATTCTTTATCTTTTTCATTTGCCATTTAGTATCACCAAAAACAAAAAAAGGTTTACATACTATAAATATGTAAACCTCAAATTATTTACGAGAAGATGGTTTCGAGAACTTTGGAGGAGATGCTGGTGTTTTATGTGTTTCTGAATTTACAGCGTTATTTTCTTCATCCAACTTTTTCTTAACCAATTTTATGTAATAATGCCTCAAATATATTGGAAGATTATACACTTCATCCCAAGTAAATCCACCTTTTCCAAAATAACACAAAGAGAATATTTCTTCATGTAAACCTAACTTATACTCAAGTGGTAGGCCAAAAAAATGATACCTCAATAGGTATGTCCATCTCCTTTACCTCACCAGTAATATCTGAAACGAATGTGAAAGTCATATCGAGATCGGGAGATATTTTTCTCATATACTCTCTTAATGCCCTGGAGTCTAATGCAAATAATTGGTTATCAACAAAATCATTTATTGTTGCTCTACCGGATTCACCATCAATTGCAGTAATAATATGTTTGAGTCTTGTTGTTAATTCCTTGTCAATACCATTTTTAACAAATGTTTTATTCATAGACTTTATTTCTGATTGTATTTGTTTTTCGATGCCATGTGTAAGTAATCTAAATGTAACGGTTCTTTGTGAATTTGGTAAAGTAAAATCAAACTCGTTTATACGAGACTCAAATAAGCTATAATCGACCTCCTTGTGCTCAATTTGAGTTAAATCTATTGTTACTTTTTGTTTATTACCAGTAGAAAACGGATCATCAATTTCTACCGTATAGTCTTTACCATAACCTAAAATTCTTGCAGCAACCATAATTGCGTTTTTATCACCAACATATAAATCACCATAGTTCATTGGAGTAACAATCAAAGACTCAAACAATTTGTCCAATACTACACCTTGTTTAATAAGGTTTTGTGATGTTAAAATATCTTCTTCTCTAGCAGTCATATATTTCATTTCGATAAAACCATCTGATAAGGGATGTCCTTCTGGATACAATAAACCCTTTGAAGGCAAAGGTATCATTTCTGTTGGGAAATTTGTTTTTCTAACAGAAGTTTCTTTGTGTTCAGCAAGAAGTTGCGCCTTAATATCGGCATCCGAAACTGTTTCTTCATTGGCTACATTGTAGCCGGTTGGAATTTTTGTCATAACTTAAATCCTATAACATTGTTTGTAATAAAACGTTTTATTTTACAAATATAAATATGGGTATACCGAAAAATCAGTATACCCGTATTTCATTTCAATTTTAATATGATAATACAATTTGTATTAGTATTGGAGGATAGCATAATCATATGCAAGTGTGAGAGAAATCTCAACAAACGCATCATTTGCCCAATCCATTTCACCGAATGTTGTTGCAGTAATGAAAGCACCTTTAAGTGTCCATTCTTCAACTTTATCACCAACAGGACCGAGAACATGAAGTGTTATATCTTTCTTATAGAAGTCAGAATAACCATCACGACCTGTTACAGATTCGTGTGAAAGACGTACCCATTCCATTGTTGCCTGAGCAGCGGATGGTACGATTGGATCATACAATTTGATTGTAATATCTTGCCACTCACCCTTTCCCTTTACTTTACGTTTGACGTTGATATGGTCAAGTGTGATTGGATTAAAACTGATGTTTGGTCTACCAGCACCTTTTACCAAATATGCAGGAACCCCTTCAATATACATAATAAATCGGTTCTGTAATTTTGGCTCAAACGGGGTAAAAAAGATTTCCGTAGGATCGAGTAATTCAGCCATTTATATCTCCAAATTAAAAATTATCATTTCAAATAAATATACATATTTCAAAAAATATGGGGAGAGTATTCCATCTCCCCAATTATATCAATTAAGCACCAGGAAACGCAGCACCAGTAGACTGAATGTTAAAATCAAGAATAATAAATTCTGCAGTCTTGGCAGGTTGTAAGAACAACTGTCCATAAAGAATGTTGCGGTCAATGATGTCAGGTGTATTATTACTTTCATCCATGATAACACGGAAAGCATACAAACCTTGACGTTGTTGTATTGATTCAAGATATGGATTCACAATGTTCAAGAATCGAGTTCTTGTTTGTGATGTGTTTTGTTCAAACACGAGGTATCTTGTAGAAGAAGCAATAAACTTCTTAGCAGCAATCAACAAACGGCGAACATTTATACGGTCAAGAGCAGATGGACGACCTTGCAATGTTTTTTGACCCCAAACACATACGCCTGTTGATGGGAAAACTGCAATAGGATTAATTCTTGCCTCATATAATGTATCTCTTTCGGCTTGTGTTAATCGTGTTTTTACTTCAACTACTTCGGTTAATCCACCACGATTCAAACCGGCAGGAGCAAACCATTCGGCTGCAACACGGTCATTAAATGCCATCACACCTGGAAGAACAACAGATGGTGGAACCCAAACTGGTTTATTTCTATCTGTATCAATTATTTTAACCCAAGGATAATAAGTAGCAGAATAGTTACTATCGAATCCTTCAACCGTAGATACTGCAGTAGCAATATTATCATTAATACCAATAGAATCCATAATTAAAAACGCATCACCTCTTTCTTCACAAATATCATTTGCGTATGATGTTATAGGTGAATGCAATGCGTGTAACACACCTGGAATAGCAACGAGGTTAATATCAAATTCATCTGAATTAGATACTGTATCAAGTGCCTTCTTATAGGATGTATAACCATCTGCACCAGTTGATGATATATTAAATCCTTGTGTATTTGCATTTGTTATATGAATACCGGTTTTCTTTTGAAGATTAGGTTTGTGACCATCAAATCCACCTTGGAATGGCAACATAAACTTACGAGTATCGAGTGAAGTATTACTTGTCAAATTAATAGATCCAGTGTATGGACTTGTTGCTGTTGGGAAATTTGCACCAACACTTTGTGAATAATCTCCTAAATAGAAATCGGTATTAGATCCAGTTGTTTGTTTTGTTGAAACAGGAAGTGGTCTCAAATATGAGAAGTTATCTGTTTCACCAAAATCATAATCAAATCCAAAATATACTCGTTTGTTATATGAAGATGCTATAGTTTGACTTGTTACATAACTAACGGCAGTCGGTTGTGTGAATCCAGTTGGTATAGGTGAACTCAAAGCACGGAATCCAAAAGGAACGAGATTGGGAGAAGCAGCTGCATTTGCAACGGAATCTGTTGTTTCTACACGAATGTAATTTGATTTGTTTGAATAATCACCATTAATAACAACCTTTCCTTCATCTGTAATTGTTATGTATCTGTCACCTATAACTCTACCAATATATCTTGGTGAATTAGGATCAAGGTTACATCTGAATTGTTCTACAACATTTGGTCTAATATCTTCATCTTGTGTTGTAAAAGGTGTCTGTGGTAATTTAGATTGATCAACAAATCTAATAACTACGTCAAATTCACCATATTCAGAACCAGCAATTGTTCCAGCAGGTTTTATGTTTGCAATACCAACCTTTACTTCATAATTGGAATGAATACCATGAGAAAGTGTATGGAATCGGAAAAGATCCTGTGTAGTTGCACCAACTTTTTGAGATGTTACCCAAGGTGTAGATGCCTCTAAATAATCATTCGTGAAATCCCAATCAGAAGGATTTGCAGAACCGGTTTCAATTATTATTCTAGTTGCAGGATCAGCAGCCAAAGATGCAGATGCCTTGTTTCCAAAAATTACATAGTTGTAAACAGCATTAGTTCCGTATGGGTTGTAACCGTATAAATCACCAATATATGATGTGTTATTCGGATCAATAGATGTACTAAATGGCGTTCCCTTTTGACTGATGGCAT